TGTCTAGTGTAACCTGCCATGTGTTATCTCCTCCCTCCCGGAGTAAATTCTAATTGATAGCCTTTTATAGATATTGGGGCTGCACCCTGTGTGTCGTCTAAGCGTACAGCTACTGTAAATCCCCCGCCTTCTACGCTCTGACGTACGAGCGGTGTGCCCGATGATCCGTACACTGCGGTGCCATACGTCGATGCCGTCAGGCCATAGATGGCGATTGCCGATCCGCTGGTTAGATCATACTCTGCGGGTTGTGGTACGTCTGCAGAGCTAAAGTCGTAACGAATACGAAACTTGGAATTCACCGCGCTTTCGTTTTCGTAGTTCCAGATGATACGCTGCATCAACTTGCGGATGCCAGCATCACCCATCGTGTAGTCTGGGGAACGATAGATAGCGTTTATATTTGTGCCATCGAACGTGTTGCCAGACTCCTGCTTGTATATGTATCCGTCGTGTCCACCGTGAAGGATTGTCTCAGTGCCGCTGATAAAGCCGGATGCACAACATGCAGGTTTGATGCCCTTGATGTCTGCATACTCCCAGCCTATGCCACCTTCAGTGCCAGCCTTGATAACTCCGATCAGTCCGGGCTGCGTAGATTCAGCGCCCGTATCCGACGGAAAGAACAAGCGATACTGTGTCTTACCCCTGATGACCAGCGACGAAATACGATCCGTAGTGACGTTGTCCAAGCGTGGCTGTACCTGCTTTGATACGGTGCCAAGTTCAACGTCGCCAATCCTTTCGGTACCGGCAATCGTACGAAGTCCGTCAGGTGCAAGGTAGACAATGTCGCCTGATATTTCTTGGATGCTAAACCCGTCTACACAACCGATCTTACGTGTGACCGGCACGACTGCAAAGTCAGACAGACTCGAACCCGTGATCTTGAAGATAGAGTCTTCGCAGAATACAAAGAGGCTTTCACGGAAGACCTTGATGCCCTTGATGATGCCGTCAACCTTGATTGACCCTGCACCGCTAGCGCCTGTAAAGTCATCCTCGTCAAATGGTACACTGAAGATCAATTCCTGCGGACTTGCAGACATGCCTGCGTAGAACACGTGGCTCCGAAATACCTCTACAAACTTGGGGTCCGCTGGTCTGCCGCTGGCACTTACGTCAGTGACGCTAGTGTTGTTGAAAACCGATGCAAGATTTGCGCCGTCTACAAAGACTACCTTGTCCGTGCCGTCGAAGTTAAAGTTGACGAAGTTGTACCGTCCTGCGCTGGTGCGACCCGTGTCTATTTCTGTCCACGATCCGGTTGCGCCACCCTTAAATACCTTCTCACCACGTGCAGCAATGACCTGATCTTTGTAGATGTGTACCCCAAGAACCTTTTCGCTAGATGCACTGGTTTGTGGCACGATGTTTGAGTTGAATTTGGCGAATCCGTTAAGCCGACGGTAACCCCCATTGATGTCTGGCTCGAAGTTTTGCAATTGGGTTGCCGCCCCCGGGGGAAGAGTAAAGGCATCCTTGTCGAGCATCAAGCCGCCACCTAGCTTCACAACAAACGGACTTAGTAGTGAAGTATCTGGCATTAGACGGCCCTCATGTAGTCCTTACGATTGATCAGTTCGACACGCAAGCGAAGCAATCCCTCCTTGTAGTCTCGTTCGGCAAGCTGCGCGAATTGAACATCAGAGCGAAGCATGTGAGTGTAGTAACGAGCGCGGTTGATGATGACATCGTGAAAGCGTTCGGGTATGACAGATACGTCAGTATTGTTGACCAAATCTGATGTAGTCTGATAGTAATAGTATCTAATTGTATATGTCGATGCGTCGGGCACCGGAGACAGGCCGATCTTTTGATCAGGCGTCTTGTAAACAAACTCTGGCAGCGCACGAGACCCTGTGTCAGGATTAGTGTCTGCCTCGTTGCGCCGCTCCAAATACTCGTTGAACGACAGGTACTTCAGTCGTTTCTCCGGCGTGGATGCGGACTCTTGTACAGTAAAACTATCATAGTCAACAGTTTTCGCATCTGACTCTCTGGAATACTCTCCTGTGCCTGCAGTAGTCGTAAAAGACTGATTAACAACAGTAAACGGCCATTCAACTTCGGAGTTGATAATGTCCCGCTGTGCTTTGTTAACAAAGTCTTTGACTGACGTTTGGATACCGCGTGTCGAAGAAACTGTGGTAATCTCCACTTCATTGATCTCTCGTAACACAGCATTGATAAGTTCTAGAAATGTCATCTATCGTACCTTGCGATATGCGCGGGTCTTCTTTGCTATTTTCTTAGGCTGCTTCGCCACCTGCTTACCGGCGCGAGTAGCTTTCCTTTTGGCTCTTGTGGTGGCCGCATACTCCTTCGACGAGAGCGCCTTGATAGCTGCAGTCGGTAGATATCGCTCCCCGGTTGCCTTTGGACCCTGCGTGGACGGTTTGCCACTCTTCGTGCGCCACTTCTGCTTAGTCCAACTCTTCAAAGAGCGTTGGCTCTTTTTCAGTGCCATCTTCTATCTCCATTGTCAAAGTAGCGAGTGCAGCTAGTTTGTCTTGCGCGTCACCCCATTTCGTAAGCGCCGCGTCCATCTCCTCCAGCAGACCCGGATGTTCACCAATACCCACCGGCTTGTCCAGATAAATTTGGAATACAAACTCTGCATCTGCCATCTCCGCCTGATATTTATGCTGTAATGCCTGTATTGCTAAGTTACGCATTGTCCCTCACTATAACTTGCCCTGATGGTGCATCAGTAAAAAGATAAATCCTACGAGTGTTGCCAAGAGTGCTGCCGATATTACTATGACCAGAGTCCAGTCCATTATCTTTCTACGACGCTTGGCTGCTGCCACTTCTGCTTCTCTGCGTGCTGTCCGTGCCTTTGCTTGGAAGCGTTGCCAGTCACCCCACAGTCCGGGCCGTCCGGCATATATCATAATCTGTTTTAATTGTTCTTCTTGTTCCCGTATCTGTTCCAGAGCCATGAACTCTTCTAAGTCTGATCCGTTGCCCTTCTTACTTGCCTTACGCTGCAGGTCTTCCTTTGCACCTACAAAGTTAGCAATCGCGCTCCCTGCAGAGGCTATGTCCTTGCCATTCTGGACAGCCGTCTTGATCACGGCAAAGGCAGCGTTGGCAGCAGCAAGTTCGGCAAGCATCAGTAGACTCGTACACTTTCATCAACTAACTTAGGCAGGCAGTATGCCGTCACCTTTTTCCCTTGTTTGTGGAGCTTTTGTGCGTACCACACGCACTCGTTTAGGTCACGGAAGTACATGTCACTACTGACTTGACGTTTGTCCTCTCCTGTGCCAAGAAAGACAAACAGGAGAAAGACATGCTTCATTAGTCTTTGTAACCGCCCCCTGCTTTTTTGTAGGCTGACGCAAGCATTTGGGCTTTACGCGCCGACCACTGTCCCGGGCGTCCGCCCTTGCCACCAGCCTTGATGCGATTGAACAGACGCTTTCTCATTCCGGGCTTAGTGTAGTTGCCAGCTTCATTAACTCTACTTTTGCTTTTCGCTTTACCGCCTTTCTTGAGGCCAAGCGTTCCAGCCGTCCCACCTTGCGCTTTCTTTTCAACGCCCGTGATCTTGCCAGCGTTGCGTGTGGCATAGAAGACTTGTTCACCCTTGCGTCCCCCGTATGTGCGTTTCATGGATTGCATGATCTTTTTGCCTTTGTCTGTTAGGGGCATCAGTCTGGTTTCTCTGCGCTGCCAGCAGCGGGACGGCCACGCACAGCCATCTTCATACCGTGAATCGTTTCATACTTTTGCTTTTTCTTCTTTTTGCCAAACAGTTTCATGCCTGCGTATGCAGCCATAGGCCGGAGAAACCCAGAGCCTACAGGAGCTTTGAGAGCAGCATCGATAGGCCCGGTGGGACGATTGTCCTCGCGCAGGTCTTCTTTTGTTAATAGTTTACGTTCACTCATTAAAATTCACCCTTCTTCATGGCATCCGAGAGTTTCGTCGCCCGTGATTTGACCTGTCGTGCCCAACGCGAATCGAGCATCTCGACGGATGCGGTGTCGAAGTCTCCTGCCTCGATAGCAGCCCACATCTTCTTGAATTTGCAGAGGCGTGGCACGCCCATATTGAATGCCATATCCATCACGATCAGTTGCCGCACAGCGTCGAGATCGTACACACAGGGCTTGGCCCGTGTCAGTTCCTTCTCTACGATTGCAATGTCGTTGGTGGCGAGATAATACGCATCCTCTTCTGTAATGCCGTGTTCGTAAACAGCATCCATGGAGGGAATGTCCATATGATCGAGTTCTTCTTTACTGATTCCTCGGTCTTGTAAATTGCGCCCGATACCAATAGTGTCGATGCCGAGGGTGTCCTTGTACACCGTAAGGACCAAGCCTTCGTGTACGCGAACCTTGTTTACAAATGTATTTATGTCGTACTTCATTTTAGGAGTTATATTGTGTGCATTCATCATCACTTTGCCTCATGTCCCATCCATACTGCGAACGCTCCCGTCATCGCCCCCGTCACCACACTTACAAGTGCAGCCTGTTGACTTGTCGGGTCCGACAGTCCCATGAACCACTCCACTACGCGCCATGCCGAGATCGACATCCCCAACATCATCAAACGGGGGAGTATCTTCCACTTCAGTATGCGCTCCATCGTAACTTCGGCCATGCTTACTTCTTCCCAAAGAATTTAGTAGCTGAACGAACGCCAAATGAGGCAGCAACGATAACCCCCAGAGAATATTGATACCATTGCGGCATAGCTTCGAGTTGCTGGAATCCATTAGCTACGACTCCCTCCATGCCCGGTATGAACGCAAGGATGAGCGGCACTGAAAACAAAATGACCAGCCACTCGTCTTTCCACGATGACTGGCTTCCACGTGCCATTTCCAAGTCCCATTCAAGTTCTCCCGTGGCCTTCTTTTCCATGATGATCGCTTCGGCTTTTGCCCTTGCGACTTTGGCCCCTGTCTCGGCTTTTGTCTTTTCGACCTTGCCCTCTAGCCACGTACCAGCTAGATTTGCTATCGGGCCGATCAATGCAGTT